GATTTTTTTCGGCTGTGTGTACGCCAAAATTCTGCTTGAGGCGTGACAGGTTTTCGCTCAGAGCTGCGCTCAACGAACGGGCCTTGCCCACGGTAAGATTACTGTAATCAATGCTGAAGCCAAAACGGCTTTCATTGATCTGGTTGATTTTACGAGACGTGGGTTTTGTGGCTATATCTTGCAGTTTCATGATTTAGTTTCCCAAACTTTTAGTGTATTTAGCACTGATCAAGGTTTTCTGTAGATTAGTTTCCAGAGCTTCCATCTTGGGCAGCATGTCGCTGAGACGAGCACGGAAAACATCCGCAGAAAAAAAGTCTTTCTTTTTAATGGCTTTTTGCAGTTTTTCCTGTAGATAGGACACCTCTAGACGTGCCCGGTAAACTGCATGATCGCACTGTATGAATTCTCGTGCTTTGTGGAAAAGTTTCTTGGTTTCAAACAAACAATAAAAAACCGCAGCGTGTTGGTTGTAAAACGCATGAACTTGATAGCCATCTATGTCAGATACCTGCCAGTCGCCATTGGGCTGTTTTTGCAAATTGAACCGTCCGACCCTGTAAAAATCCTTGCCTAGATTCAAGCATACAAAATCCTGCCTATTGGACATGCGATCCAGTTCTCGAGAACTCCAGGCCGATATCAGTCCTAGCAAGACATGTTCTACTGTTTCCGTGGTAGCTTGTTGTGTGGCTTTAGCGAAAAGTTTTTTATTGAATTTTTTATGGCGCTTTTTTTGTGTAGTTGATACGGCCATCTTGATTTGTCCTCAGCAGCACGTCTTTGTTGACCAGGTGATTGGCTATCTCTATCTGCCGTTCATTTAGGTCTTTTCTTGACACGCTGTTTCCATCGTTGAATTTCAAAAGTAAATCTGCTTCCTCGTTGTTGATAGGCAGCAGCAGATTTTTGGTTACTTCAATTATCTTCATTTATTAACGAAGTTTACCAGTATAGTGATCAAACCGGTGATCAGCACACTGATGATGGCTGTTCCGATGGCTATCAGCTGTTTGCTCTGACGGTCACCTGCGCCAGCTAGGGTCTGCTTGATGTCAATGACATGATGTTCAAGCTGTTCGACCTTCTTTTCAACGGCCTCTAATTTATGTTCCAACTTCTCATACCTTTCCGCACACAGCTCTACGTGGGCCTCAAGGTTGGTTTTTTCAATATTTGTCGACACCGACTTATGCTCCGTAATAATACGATGCGTTTTTTGAGCCTTGATATGAGCCTTAATACTATGCCAATGGATGCCTATGCACCTGACTAGATATTTACACCTAGATCTGGAATCTTAAAATATATGTTTTTTATCGCGCCCGCGGTATAAAACACTGGCAACAAGAAACGTGCTGTTTCGGTAAGATAAGGTACTATAGGCACTTCGTCAAAGTCCGCATGCAACAGTTTCACAGGATCCTGCGCATCACCGAACACACCTGAATGTTCTACTGTGAAAGCAAAGCTCCAGACCCGGTGCTCTCCTTGATACATCTCACCAAATTCATACGAGTCCAGTTTAACTGTGTCCTCTCGCCAGCTGATGTCTATAGGCTGCGATCTTATGCCAATGCATTGCAACACTGTTTCCCAGTTGCGCTGCTGGTTTCGTTCTAGGTCTTTACCAGTGTCGTTGCGTATCACGCCTGTAGATGTGATATCAACCAAGGTATATCCTATAAAAGTTTTATCTTTAGGGACCAGCATAGAGATATTTAGCCACAAAAAAAGCACCTCTCGGTGCTTTTCTTGTCACGGTGATTGTGATTAAACAATGGTGTGTGAGCTGCCAGTGGCAACTGTACCACGTACCAGGTTGAAGCCTTTGTCGCCGTACACGCGAACACCACTCAAGCTCAAACCGTTCACAGTACCTGCGGCTGCGATAAAGGTAGCCAATGCTGCGTTGCTGGTCCAAGCTGAACGCTCAACAAGCACAGACACCTGGCTGCCCAAAGCACCTGCATCCACTGTGGGGTCAATTTGATAGCCCAGCACTGTTGCGTTTGCCGAAATTGAATTGATAATAGACTCAACTGCACCACCGGTGCCAAGTTGTGCTGCCAAGTTACCACCTACTTCAACGCGGATAAAGCTCAGTGGATTGGCTACACCGGTTACGATAACCGCAGAGTTGGCATTAGCTTTGCTAGCTGCGCCAACGTTATTGATGCCTAGTGCATCACCATTTACTCTTGTAAAAACAGCCATTTTAGTTCTCCTAATATTAATGAGCGTGTGTACGCTACATGTAGATATTTATGATCTGCGCCAAAAACTCTCTATTTTGGCAGATAATCGATGATGTCTATGCGCAGGGCATGGCGAGCTAGTTCTCTGCGTATATTACTCATGGCACCACGACGTTCTCCTGGACTGCTGAGATCCCAGTCCAGCACTATGCGCCTGATCTGGCTCAACATGGTATCGCTGATGTTCAACATGTGTTCGATGTTGAGGAAAGTCTGCCTATCGCGCCCGTGCCACCAGTTGCTTTGCCACACAGATCTAAGATAAGTTTTGATCTGTAGCACTGGTGCGCTGATATCAAAATTGGCTTCTATCCGGTCCTCAAACTTGCGTTGATTGCTCAGCACTGCCAGCAGATTGGCTAGATCGGTGGCGCCCGGCCGCATGCTGTCAAAATCGCCAAACTGTATGGTCAGTGCCGAATACCACTGCGCAGTAGGCTCGTCGGTTTGTCGTATCATTTCTATGGACAGCAGTATGAGATAAGCCACCCGGGCCAGTTCGGATGCTGTTTTACCTTCCACACCCATCGGGCTGCGGAACAATCTGCTTTCTACCAGTTCGCCTTGTAAGAACTGATATTTCATGTGTTTTTCGCGAAGTTTGCGCGGCTGAATCCCAGGCGATCGATCAGCTTGAATTTGTCAGCACCACCACCTACCACATAGCCTTCGTGACCAATGTCACTGCCAGTATAGGCCTGTATGTTGCCGCTGGCCTGCTGTGCATCAATCTGTTGTTTGACTTTGATCTTGAGATTGTACAATGCTACCCAGATAGCGAACATGCCTTGCAGGCCCTGCTGCCCTTGCTGGTATAGGTACCCGGGCTGATCCGCAGAACCCAGCAGTTTGTTTTTGGCAGCGTCTGAAAGATTGTTAGCTAGATAATCGTAAAATCCTTCCAACATGTTGTCAAAATTGCCTGCGGTGATCTTGCTGGTGATGTACTTGCTGGCCAACCCAATTATGCCTTTGGCCTTGAGCGTGGTGAGATCGGCTAGGAAACCAGTCACGTGGTCGGCGTATTGATCTATCACCTGCGTGACTGCCGAGGTGTCTGTGGTTGCAATTTTTACCCGAGGTGCAGGCATCTCACCGGTAACAAACCATACAGGATTTCCGTCTGCGGGCAGGCCGCCTAGCCCTTGCAAAGGTTGATCGGGTTCTCCTACACCGGGTATGAAGCTGTGTACGGCTATGCCTGCTATGCTATTGCCTATGCGTTCGCCTTCTGGACTATCTGCTTTCACACGGTAGGTCACTGTGTTGGGTCGGAATACATAGTAACCGTCTGTGGCTTGTAGACGACCAGCGTAGAGCAAGTCTCCAAAATAAAATCCACGGAAGTTGGCTGGTATGATAGATTCCAACGCCGGCCAAAGCAGATTGATCTTGGCATAAAGATCGCTACGATCAGCGCCACGATTCACATCATACTGTTGGAATGCCTGGGCACTGGTCACACGGCCGCTACCATCTTTCTTTTCAAACATGTGTTTGTCTGTGACCATGAGTTCACCGTCTACATTGCGGCCAAATACCAGAGCTGGAAAACCGTCCCACTTGATAGTGATCAACTGATTACCTCGGCTCATGGCAGACAAAGCTGCTACTGATCTTTTCGCGCCGTCTATTCCGTCGGTCCAGATAGCATCTTCAGGATGCACTATACCTTCTTTGAGAATTGTCGCAGCAGGCGGAGCAAATACTTCAGTTATCTTCATCGGAAATATCCTCGCACCTTTTCCAGGCCTTGTAGTATTTTTTGTTTGTCATTTTCTGCACGAGCCATAGCAGCCGGAGTTTGTGCTTTGTCACGTTTTTTGCCCTGTACATCTATCATGGCTTTTTCTTCATAGCGTTGTAAAAATTTATTTAAGAAATCATCTGCACTGGCAAACGGTTTTAGATCACCGCGGCCAAACATGCCATTGGCTTCTGCACTGGCGGCAAATGCTTTTACTCCTTTTACCATGTTTTCAATGCTCACTTGCTCTATGCGCACACCACCATAGGTTTTGAGTGCAGGCACCATGCGCGGCTTTTCTATGCCCTGCTGTTGTGCCAGATATCTAAATGTGTCCAGTATGAATGTTTCTGGATTGGTTGTAACTGTGACGATCTGGGTGTCTTTTTGTTTGCTGAATGGCACACGTTCATTGTCAATCACTTTGAGCTGCACACCTGCATGTTGTATGCTCATGTTTAACAACTCACCAAACACACTCCACATGTTGCCAAACAGTAAACCTTTGGTACCGCGTTCGGGCGTGACTCTGGTAGCGCCCCACTTGCTCATGCCGGGCTCGTGCCACATGAAATCAACTTGTACGTAGGCGTTGTTACCAATGGCTAAAATAGGATGTCCTGGCTTGCTTTCTGTTTGCAGCACATAGGCAGGATTGTTTTCTTTCACAAACTCGTCGGCCAATCTATTCCAAAAACTAGTGAACTGACCGTACGTTAATCCTTCAACAGGAGGTGCTATCATCTGCAGGTCCACATCACCATAGACTTTTTCTGGATCATCTTTAGCATCTGCTGCATGATATGCACTGCTGCCTGTAGGACGACCCATTTGTACCGGACCTTGGCCTTGTGGTGCTAGCCAAGCATTGAAATCTGTAACAAACTGTTGTACCACGTTAAGAGATGCTTTGACCACAGCAGGAGTGATCACTGTGTTTTGTGTGGCAGTAGTATCCCACCCTCCTTCGCGTACACTTTCGCCACCGCCGCCATCGCCTGCGCTGTCTCCCGAGTGAGCGAACCCAGGATACCAATATCCTCCGTAGGCAAATCGTGCAGGTTTTTTGCGACGCTTTTCGATAACAAAATCTCTGGATTTCATTAGCGTACCAGTAGGGATTGCATGGCACGGAACCAGCTGGGAGATCCTTCTTCTAGCTTTTTAGGCAACATGATTAAACCCTTGGCTTCATCATCGCGAGCCTGTGCCAGCTTTTCGTCTCGCATGGGATCGTTTGCCAATGCTCGCATGATGGATTTTACGCTGTTGAGGTCGTCGCCGGTAGCTCGTGGGTTAAGCAAGATCTTAGCCACGCTGTCGCGATCTCTGGCTACCACAGCGTTGTCTTCCCTGCGCATGAGCTTGGCACCAAATGCATCAAACTTCAGACCCAATGGCTTGCCTATGCTGTTCATGAGTATGAATATAGCATTGCCAACAAAGTCAGGATCATCATAGCTACCGCGTGGCCCGTGCTGATGGTAAGGAGCTACCAAGGCAGCATCACCTATCACCATGACGTCTACCTGTGCTAGAGCATCTTTATATGGAACTCCCACATGCACGTTGTTGCCTTTGGTCACGCACCCTTCAAAACCTTTGGCACGGAAAAAGTTCTCAAGGGCTTTTTTTCCTGCTTTGACCGGTTCTTTTTCATTTTGTGTTTGAAACAGAGCTACCACGTCATCGGCTTCTACCATGACATCGATGTCTCCGCTTTCTACTTTGTATCCAGCACTGCCTATGTCTATCTGCATGCGACCTACCAAGGCAGGTGGCAGCGCAGACCGCACCTCGCCTACTACTTTAGCGACGTCTTTTTTGGCTACAGGAATGCTATTGGGGATGGCGTTACCACCTTCGTGCAATTTCATGACTTCAATGATCCTATAACAAAATTTTCAAACTCTCTAATCAGCCTGGCGTCGGCACTTTCACGTATGTATCTTCCGCCATATACTCTGGTCTGGCTTTCGGCTCTGACCGGTTCTGGCATACCCGATGACATCCAGTCTGGAACCGGGGTTCCGCTTGGTGGAGTGAAAGTAGACGTGGCCGGTGCCGGCGCTGCCTTTTTCTTCTTAGATTTGGTACGCTTGATTATGTCGTCGGCACGTTCTCTTTGTTTGCCGGAGGCCGAGCCTCGCAGTTGCATCAGCTTTTCTCTATAGGCAGTAGGAGCACTGCGTGACAACACGCTGAGAGCAGTGTCAATGATAGTGATGAGATCGTCAGCATACATAGTGCCGGTCATTCTGGCTATCTGCGGTAGTATCATGGCAGTGGCCTGTGACTGTTGGTTGTCTCCTGCCATGGTCACAGATGCAGCTGGTGCTGCAGAGGATCCTGCGGCCGCGGTTCTTGTACCTCGGGTGGTACCCACTGGTGCTGTAGTGTCTGCACTGGCCACTGGAATATCTACCGCGGATAAACCTTGGCGTTGTCTGATAGCATCGAGTCTCGCTTTTTGTTCAGGAGTTATTGCTGTACCTCTCTCAAGGGCTTGATTGGCAGCAGCAATGACCTGGTCATCAGTCATTTCAGGTGATGCAGCAGCGGAACCAGCTGTTTGTGAAGCCGGTGCATCCAAGTTGGGTGCAGGGAATCCCAACTGTTGATACAGTTGTTTCACTATCTCTGGCGGAACTTTCCTGCCAACTAAAAAAGCAGCCACTTCGTCGCTGTCCTTGGGTTCTTTGGCATCTTTCCAGTGACGCAACAGGCCGTTGAGTGTTACCTTAGTAGTGGCTTCGCGCCAGGTGTCTCCGGCCCAATTGCTGAATCTACGGAGACCTGTTTCAACACCGCGAGCGACTGAGCCGCCTAGAGGACCTTGTCCGGTGGTCTTGAATTTACCTTCTGGATTAGCTGCCAAGTAAGGCATGGTATTACCAGCAGGTGCTGCTCCGCCAGGCAACCCGCCCAGTGGTCCAGCTGTGGTGCTGGTATTGGCAGCTGATGTTCTCGCATTCTTGGCCATGGCCGCAGGATCGTTGGCATTGGCAGGCCGGCTGCGCACTGTGCCGCCTTGTTGGTCACGATCTAGATCAGCCTGGGTTCTCCCTCTTTCTGCATTGGTACGTCTCGTACCGGGGTCGTAACTGTCAGGTTCCGGAGTAGAGGCAGCGATGTCTGCTGCCGCAGCCGGATTGGATTGTGCAAATTGTTGGGCTGTTTGCCCTTTGCGTCCTGCTGCCTGGCCCATGGCCCGGCTGCGTTCGCGACCGATGTTGTTGCGACGTCTTTCATCAATGACGAATTCATGCAATCGCTCTAGGTTGGCAAACACTGTGCGAACTCCAGCTTCGTTCAATTGAATGCTACGACCACCACGGCTTAGGCTTTCGTTTAGTGCCCACTTGCGCACTGTGGCTTGACGATCAACCAATTGTGCAACAGGTGCAGTAATAATATCAAATCCTTCTAGGATATCACGCCCTGCTTTGATCTTGATAGATTCTGTACGTATAGTTCTGGCAGCAAACGGATTCGATTGGGATGGTGCTGGGGATGGTGCTGGTACTGGGGATTGTGCAGAGGGTGCAGAAGGTGCCGAGGATTGTGCAGAAGGTGCCGGTTGAGCTGCTGTATCTGCTGCGATACGTTTAGATGCCATGCCGCCATCAGATCCATATTGACCAGCGTCCATTTTGTTTTGTATATTTTGCGCCGTCATGGCATTGTCGCCACTGTACGGACCTGTGTAAGGACCGGTGGGATTTTTTGGCAGTATGATTTGTTCGCCCGGTTGCAAGAGATTTGGATTACCGTCAGGGCTAAACTTGCCAGGATTTAACTGTGCCAGTTCATCTGGATTGACCTTGAACTTGGCGCTGATGCCGGTCAGGGTGTCCCCTTGTTTGGCCACGTAAGTTTGTGTTTCCACTCCCGGAGGCACAACATTGTCGGGGCCAGGTGGGTTCACGTTGTCGGGGCCAGGTGGGTTCACGTTGTCAGGGCCAGGTGGGTTCACGTCTGGCTTGAAGGGATTTATTTTGTTTGGGTCGATGTTCTGCACAGTGTCTACTGCGGTATCGATTCCTTGTGCGGCTGCATCTGCTGCGCCTGCCAAGGCCTTGGCTCCTAATGCAGCACCTACTGGACGAGTGGCACGCCCTGCGGCAGTGCTAAACTGCTCGCCTTGCATGAGTCCGTCGATCATTTTTATCGCACCTAAAGCCAGCACTGGCGCTGCGCCACTTGTCAACAGACCTGTGAGCACACCTGCCACTCCCCAGAAAAAATTACTGGTAGTAGGATAACGTTGGACTGTTTGTTTGTAGGTGTCCAGCGCCCGTAGCACACGAGAGCCGTCTGGACTCTTGCCCATGCTCTGTCCCACCATCTGTTTGAGTTCATCAAACTTGGCATCAACGCCTTTGATCACAGTGGTATTCTGCAGGGCTTGGCCTAGAGATTTTATCTTGTTGCCCAAGGCGCCAGCCAGCTCGCCTGCTCGTCCCAATACCGTGCGGTTCTGACCACCTGTGGTCATGGCTTCTTCTGCGCCTTTGAACAGATTGTGGATGTCGTCGCGTCCGAGAGCTTTGCCTTCCGTGAGCTTGTTTAGCTCACGTACCAAGGCCACTGCTTCTTGATACAGCGGGTGTGACGCCAGGTCCAGCTCGGCGTCACTTGTTAGATGTTGTAGTTTCACTGCGCACTCTCCTAATGCCTCTTACGAATTTATTAGGATCCTGTGCCCTTATACTGTTCAGCAGGCGCCGTTCAAGTTCGGCTGCTGCCTCACTGCTGTAATTTTCACGTATGGTGTTAATCAAGTTGATAGCACCCTGTATCACATGATCAGCACGACTTTCCAGCACGTTTTCCTTGTCTTTTTCAAGAAAATGGCTATCCAGCTCTTCCAATATGCTACGGGTTTTTTTCAGCAAGGTCAGGCTCCAATTCCTAGTTATTTATCGAATCAGAGGTTGCAAAACCTACAAAGAAACGTCACCGCGCCTGCGCCTTTATGTTCGCTAGCATGCTCTTGAGCTTGTTACTGCCCATTTCTGTCTTGATCGGCGCGGATTCGCTGACTTCTCCGGTGTCCGGGTCTGTGCGTTCCACTGTGGATCTGGCCTTGATCTGGTTCATGATGCTGCTGGCATGTGGTTGCTGTATATTAGCATCTTCGCCCGGATCCGTGATGCGCATGGTCTCCACGTTGTATTCAAGATCGATCTTGTTGCCTACACCAGTTGAACTACGGCTTTTCATGCACTGGATTTGATAACGTCCACGCTCACGCATGGCTCTTGAAGTGAAAATACCAAACACATTATCTGCTGTGTTAATCTTCGAGATACCACCGGAAATATGGCTGTGATCAAACTCGATTTCGTCCACTGCACCACGATTCAGCTGACTGGCAGTGACCATGAGCACCCCCAGCTCTTTGCTGAGATTGCGCAGTTCTTCTGAAACGTATTTGTCTTTTACAAACAAGTCATTGGGACTGACCTTGGCACTCACGGGCATGAGCAGGTCCAGATAATCGATCATGATAAAATCCACCCGGCGGCCGGTCTGGATCTGATATTCTTTCAAGAACGCACGGATGTCATTGATGTTGCTCTGCGCGGGCAAGGCTTTGACCTGATAGCTGCCAGCCTTTTTGCCCACCATCTTGACCTTGAGCGCAGCAGTCTGTTTGTCCCGGCGGATGTCCTTGGTGCTCATGTTCGTTAGCATGGCCGTGGTTCGCAGTCCCGTGAGCTCTTCGCTCAGTTCCAACGTGACGTACACACCATGCAAGCCTGCCTGCACCCAGTTGAGTGCTATGTTCATCATCACGAGACTTTTGCCTGATCCAGATCCGCCCGCAAAGATGTTGAGCTCGCCACGTGAAAACCCGCCGTATAATAGCTTGTCCAACTGTGGCCAACCTGTTGACACTTGTCCACCTGCATCAAAATACTTGGTCAGCATGCCCTCAGGATCCAACCAGAAGTCTGTGCCAAGATCCTTGGTAAGCGAGATCTGCACAGCGTCCTTGATCAGTTTTTCTACTGGATCAAACTCGCCTTTCTCCAGCATGTCCGCTGCTTTGAGGATGGCTCGTTCCAGTTCTTTTTGCTTGGTAAAACTCTCAAACTCGCCTAGGAACCATTCATGATGCCCTTCAGTGATGTCTGGCAGTGCTTTGAGCTCTAGGCCTGTCACTGCCTGTATCTGGTCCAGGGTAGGCAAGGTCCTGTGATTGTTGCTGTGCTCTTTGATAAACTTGGCGACAGATCTCAGGCTGCGATCGAAATTTTCTTCGTTGTAGATATTCTGCACTCGCACAAAGTTCTGTGCATCGTGCAACATCATCTCTAGGAACAGTTTTTGTATGCTGACGTTGTATTCTTTGGTCATAGTTTATTATATATTGTTTTTCTCTTGAGTTCTATCTTTAATGCGCTCGTCTCTTTGCCGCGCAAGATAGTGGCCAGGGTAAACAGCGGGCCATAACGAGCCACAGCGTCTGCCGTATCCTTGCACCGCTCGTACCACTCTGGGAAACTCACGCTCCACCCATACTCCAGCGCAGCATCAACTAGTGCTCGTCCAGACCATTTCTTTTTACCTGTTCGTTCGTCCATCTCTGCATCAAAATCCGGTACCACTATCACTTCGCGGCCCAGAGAATCGATGATGTCTGCTTGCACTTCGCTGATGCTGTTGCTCAGTACTGCCACACCGTCTATGCCCATGGCATCAAAAGGACCTTCTGTAACTATCACGAACTTGGCATCTGGCTGCTGTCTGTCCAGATTAAACACATAGTTGGGTTCATAACTGCTGTGATATTTTGGTCGTATACCAGGATCAACTGCTCGCGCAGTGTAACCTATCAATCCGCCTTGCCAATAAAAAGGAATGATGATACGGCGATGCAGGTTGTAACTGGTATCTGGCGTGAGATAAAAATCATAGCTGTCCAGGCCCATACGACGGCTGTTGAGATAGTCCGCGGCCTGTATCAGTTGTGAGTCCTGCAATTGTTCTATACCAACTGCATCATGCGCCAGTTGGAAACATTTTTCTCTCATGGATGAGCTGTTGTCAGGAAGTCCGCGTGCTTTGAACGAAATCTCCACAGGTGGGGGTGCCACATGCGATTCTATCGGCGTGATTTCTCTAATACGCAGAGCTTCGAGCGTGAGCCTCTGCAGTTGGTTTTCATCTGCGCCAAACCAACCCAGCAGCCGGCGGAACTTGTAGCTGAGTGGTCGTCCCGGATAGAATCCTGTTTTGAACCCGCAGTTGAAACAGTGATAGCTCACGCTGCCATCACTGTTTGGACGCACACCTCCACGCCCGCGGGTGTCCGGTGTTTCTCCATTGTGGGGGCAGCACACAGCATTGAAACTGATCCAGTCTCCGGTACGTTTTCTACGTGCCGGCAGCAGCGATATCAGTTCCTGTTGGATGAGATCATTCATAAACAGCAGTGTAACACGGCATCCGAATAAAAGCAACGGTTATGGTGCTTTGGTAAATATTTGGTAAAGAAATTCCAACTATTGTGTCAGAAGATATCTTAAAAGACTTTTGTAAAAAATATCCATTCCTAAGTTATGTAGTCTACGGCGGCAACGAATATATAGGTATCGTGCAAAACGTGGATGATATGCTGACCTGCATCTACGACTATGCGATGTTGCGCACCGAAGCAGAAAAACACACGTTCTTAAACCTAGGCGAAATATGGTGGTGGGAAAGCAATCGCACCATTCCAATCAATGTGTTTTTACGTCACGACTGGAAACAGTTCCGTTATTGCCTCAAGACCATGAACAGCAGAGATGTTGAAATCCCGTTTGGGCCGTATGTGAGTCTGAAAGAAATCGCAGCCAAGAAAACCAAACGCAGATCAATTGTTTTGGTCCGCAAGACTGATTAGATTCATATTCACGACCACTAGATGCGCATAGGCCAGCGAATGGCTTTTCTTGAAAAAGTATGCATCATCCACTGGCCTGGTCCACACTTCATCCGCTACTTCTTTCCACGTGCGTCCTACTAGATATCTCTTTGCCGGGCGTATTACGGCCAAGAACATGGCCAAACGAGCCACAGTATCCACTGGCTCAGGCATCTTTTTCAAGAGATCCCAGTGGCTGTTCACATGCATCAGCTGTTCAAAAAACTCCCGATCGATATTGAAACGCTGCCAGTCTGGAGCATGCTGCATCAGCTCCAGTAGATGCGCTTCGTCACGAACTTGCCGATACAGACTTACATTGAGCAGATCCAGTTTTACGTATCCACGCTGTTCCGCTTGTTCATAATCTATACTGCAAAGTCCAGTAAACGGATCTTGTGGAACTGCTGTGGCATAGATACCGGTGTTGTGCGCTACAAACTTTCCGTCACGGAGCATGCTGGCTGGCACATGAATTATGTGGCCAAGTATCTGTTCTCTGTTAGCGAAGTCAATATCAATGTCTGAGTTAAATTTCATCTAGATCCTTTCCTAGATATTTCATCGATACGATGGTGGACACCTGTTCTGCCGCGGTGCCGTGGAACAACACATGTAATTCTCGGTCAGCGGAACTGAAATGCCAGCTGTAGTCTCTGCCACGGACCAGTCCATACTGTTCGCGCAGTTCGTCACTGAGTCGTAGGGCCGCTTGTACAGGCTTGACCACTGTGTTCTCCCCACCGTATTTTAATCGGATCATGCTCATAAGCCAGCCTCTGCCAACACATGCTTGCACCACTCGGCATCAGCGAGATAGTCCTGCAGTTTACGATGCCAGTGATCAGGATCTATCCAAGGAAGAACGATGGCCAACAGCGTCTCGTCCAGACCCTCGAGAAAAGCAATGCCACTGTCACAGTTGAACACGATCCAAGGACTGATGCGACCGGTGGTAATGTGATGGCAGATACGATTGGGATTGCCATAGCGAAAGTAGTCGCGGAATCCATTCTTGAGATCCGGATGGCTGTCGGCATAGCCTTGCATTTCTTTAAGGCCTCGCTCGAGGGCATCTTGCACGTTCTCTCGGCGGAGATATTCATTCAACCATTCTTCGTACAAACTGTCCCGGCACCAGTGATCCAGCTTTTTGTTGTTCTTGAGCAGCCAGTCGGTGTAGGATATGAAATTTATGTTGTGTATAGATACGCAATAACGTCCATATCGAACAAATGCCAGATAATAAGGACTGGTCACGAAGTCTTCATAGTTTTTCAGCCTGGCGCTGCCTTGTGTGATTTCGTAAAAGCGCAGGTAAGCACGCAGTCCCCATTGCACTCCTGTTTCGTTTTCCTGTTGCCAACGGCGCTTGATCTCGCACTGGTGCACCGCTAGTGTGCTCTCCTTGCGGAATTCTTTTTCGCAATAGCGGCATTTATAGATCAGATTTGATTCGCTTGTCGTCCCAACCATGTGCTTTCAGCAGTTGTTTGATTTCGTCTTTGCTATTGATAATGGCCAGCATCTCTAGCTCTTCTCGTTTGAGCACAGGAAATACTTGCCGTAGAGCACGAACTGTTTTGTTTTCTATGGCAGAGTTCTTCTTTTTGTTCGGAATCCACTGGTGTTTGTGTGTGCCTATGCCTGGACTGACTGTGGTAGCGCACAACCATTGCAGTTTTGGATGTTTGGATATGTCAAAAAAGTTTTTGTTGAGATTTTCATTACAGCTCATGACATAGTAGGCCTGCACAGCAGACGATGCCTGCACACTACTACTCCAACGCAACATGAGATAGATGCTGAATTTTTTACGTTCTTCATCTGTGAGCTCATCATAAAACCCTCGATTCTTGCGATCCAGTTGTGCCATCTCATTGTTGATGTTCAGTTTATCACTCATTATTTTTGCTTAATCTGTAGACTATTTTAACACGATCCAAGGCATCTTGCAAGGCAGGATTGTATGGTGCTCGAAACATTGCATCCATCAGCTCAGGCAGATCGTATAAACTGTCGGCCCGGACCATTTCTTTAAGGTCCGGATGTTTGATCCAAACCTCATGCTCATCCACACCGTGGTGGATATTAACTGTAGTGATATTCTGGATGATCATCAGTGATTTCGTTTGCCATCAAACACACAGTTGAACAGCATGTGGCCGTCACCGTCGTTGATCACGCGATGGAAAGCACCATCGGGAATTAGTACAACATCGCCCGGGCCAACTGCGAACGGTTGGTCTGTTTCATCGCCAACTATCATGTGTCCACGACCTTGAACAAAAAAGTAAACTTCTTCCTGTCCCTCATGACGATGTCCACGAGTCTGCTGTCCACGATACAGCCAGGTGCTGCTGAGCACGAGATTGTTCAAGATTTTATTGTCCTTGAGTACATAGGTCTCGTTGTCCTTTACAACTTCTCCGCCAATGTCATGCACATGATATTTGATTTTAGTCATCGCTTTCTCCTACCAAACTTTACCATAATCAACCACTTCACACTGCCTTGATATATCTTTGACAAAATATGCACACACAGGATTTTCTCCTGTGGTCAAAGGAATGGCCAACATCTGACCAGGTCGGAGTTTTGGAAAGTACCATTTGATATCGTGATAGATGTCAACTATCTCTATCGGATGGAATTCAGGCTTGAAGCTTTTCAAAGGATTGAAAGAGAACACGCTGAATCCTCTATCGTTGATAGACGTGAGTGGTACTACTTCTAAGTCGCCTAGATCAGGCTCTCCAATCAATACCTGCCAATCCACCGGCATTTTTATCGTATGCGGTCCTATGCGCAACACCAGGGCCGGGCTGTTGAAACTTTCTAAGAATATCAAGGGAATAAAAAAATAGTCTGGGTCCTTGGGATTGCTATTGTCAAATACACAAAATCTTAAGTCTTCTACTTCATCAGGAATTTCATCCATTTCAAAAGCAGTGTTTTCGAGAGTTAGTATTCTCATTTGTTTTTTCCTTATTGCCAATCGGCTTTTTCCACGCTAAATGGATAATTTGCTTCTCTATAGTAGGCCTTTCTCTTGGTAAGATGACGTTTAGCGAACTTGCAGGTGCTGGTTATGTCCCAGATCTGAACGAAGTCTTTGTCTTGTGCTCGCCTAATGCCTCGTCCAATTGATTGTATAACGCGGACAAAGCTCTTTCCGGGCTCCAGAAGAACCAGATTAAAAATCCTAGGGATGTTAATACCCACAGCGGCCACACCGTAAGTCGCCACAATAACCTTGCTGTCACTAGTCGCAACGTCGTCATATTCATCCTGACGGTCCGTGGCCTTCGTGGCACCTGAGACAAATACCGCATCTTTGATCCTTTCAGTTATAGCTTTACCTGCTGCCACGCGATCAACCAAGATCAAAGTATTGCCCGATTCTCGGATGGTCTCGGCTAGCCTGGACAGAAAGTCCAACCGGCCCTGAGTTTCTAATAGATATTTAAGTTCGCTCTGATAGTTGCTGTACTCCACATGGTCGGTTAGCTGTACTATGTTCACGTGACACTGTGCCAGCACACCCTGTTGCTGTAGCTCGCTGGCACCGAGACGGCTGATCACAGGACCCAGGCCTACCAACAAGGCTTGGCTTTCAAACTTTTCTTTGGGCACGGTACCAGTCAGTCCCCAGCGTATTGGCACTCGAGCAAACACGCCTGTGAGCAAGGTTTTCAATGCGTCGGCCTTGGCCATGTGTACTTCATCCACGATAACACATACAACGTCTTCAAGGAACTCTTGTATGGTGATATCAGCTTCATAGTTCTTGGTATTTTTGAGCAACACGTTCAGGCTCTGCCAGGTGCAGATGGTGTGCTGTCGTCCAAACTCTTTCCTATCGCCGTAGAACACGCCCACATCCTGTTGCATGTTGATGTAGTCGGCTTCTGTCTGTGTAACAAGACTTTTATTGGGCACTATCACGATGCTACGACCATATGGAGTCACAGCGTTGCTGAGCGCGGCTGTCATGATTGTCTTACCTGCACCAGTGGCCACTTCCTGTATGCACTGCGGATTGGTCAGGAAGTTATTGATGATTTCCACCTGATAGTCACGCAACATAATGGGCTCACCTGCGGCTGGATGACTCTTGGGCCAGTCCACATGAGAGAAGCTGGTTTCAGTTACTAACTGAAACTCAAAGGTGGTGGAATAGTCGCGCTGATCATCCAGCTCAACATCGTAGTCCCACTGTTCCAACATGGGCAAGATCTCAGGCAGTAGATTCACGTAAGTTGACCCGCCCAATTGGAAGTAGGCCACCTTTCCATCCCACCGCCCCAGTCGCACCGCTGGCAAGTATCTTGCCGCAGGGTTTTCATATTTGAATGCATTGACCAGGTTCTTGCGAGCGGTCAGATCCAGACCCTCGATCTTGATATTGACCTCATCCTTGATTATAATTTTAGCCGTTGTCATGATTGTTATTATATAGTCTTTTGTATGAATTCGCAACCAGACTCTGAAACTGCAGATGTTCCACGTCCTGATGGACAATGATATGCCATCTTGGTTGATCACTGTGATTGAATACCACGTGCCGATTGCTCACATCTAGCCAATAGCAGTCGCCCGGTTCGAAAGGTATCACTCCGTGGTTTTCCATGACAAAACTACAGTCTTGTGGCTGGGTAACAGCGATGTTGATAGGATATAGCCGAGGCTGGGTGCAGTCCCGATGTACAGTAATATAGCCTCCAGGTTCCAACAACATGATTCTAACACGCTGATATTCGGCACCGGGCCAATGCTGTTTGAAGTAATCCACAGTTTTGGGCATGAATTGTTCGGCTTCTGCGGTCCATGTGTATGGGCGCAGGTCATCGTAGTGCTCATCTTCTCTAGTAGCGTCATAACTTTTCCCGTGCAAACAGAAACTGTACCAACCTTTGTGCTCGTCGAGATCCTGTCGATGTGCTGTCAGATGTGATTGGATGTTGGGTATCTCTGACAGTATGATTTGGTAAGGGACTTTGATGTCCAACTTCAACCAAGGCAAACCAGACTGGTGTTGTATCCATCCAAAGGAAGCTGACGCATTGTAGGCAGGTAAAGCAGGTTGATGTTGCCTGAAGCGCCGGAACATCGCTTGACTGACTTGATATTTCATCGGCGTCGAGCCTTGTACAATTCAAATTGCTCAGGTGTAGAATGCAACAGAGTCCACTTGTAATCAAGGACATTTGATTCCCACACATGGTCATAGTCCACAGCAGTATTGTTGATCACCCAATCAAGCAAACTGTCATTATAGAAGACAACAGTTTTGTCACGTCTTGCCTGTTGCCATTGCTCACTAAACGTATCAGGTACCAGTTTTGCGAACACCGTGTTGACATAGTCAATGAATCTGGTCCGGCCTTTCAGCCTGGCACGATCCATGGCAGATAGATCAGTTCGATCGAATTGGCAATGGATTATGTTATTTTCTTGCACAAAATTCCAGGCCACTGTGCCATAGTCAGTTCCATCCCAGTGTTGCCACAGGTGCTGGCAAAAGTTTATTTGTGCTCGACTGATGTCTACCATGTGCATGCGTTCTGTCCGAGGTTGGATAATATTTAATATCCACGACAGACCTGAGCCTGGAGAAACCAAACAAGGTTGATTGATCATAACCATTGGTTCATTGTTAAACAACCACAGTTGATTCGTGGCCAGATCATCATAGTCCCGGAACATGTTTTTGGGCAACTGATTGTCGTACATGTAGTGTTTGATATCTCTACAGGCATTGTTCCAGTTAACGATCAGCCGGTTGAGGTTAAGTTGTCGGGCGATCCACACTTGAGTAAAATGACTGATCTCGACGGTTGCAGATACCGCGCCTGGCCGTACCCACAAAGGTGTGTAGTCGTCATGCAAGTTCTGTTCACTTCGCACTGCTTGAGGATGACACACATGCGTGGCAGACCAATCACTAACATCAAATAGATCAAGGTCCATGAACCAACACTGATCATCCAGGTACAGCGGTGTGTCAGCACGAGCGATAAGATGTCCAATCAATCCTTGATGCGGGTAGTTGTTGACCAGCTGACAGAAATCATCCCAATTAGTGAATACTGTACCGCTGTTGACAAACAATGCATGACGATGCCCTTGGTCTTTGGCCCAGGTCAGTCCAGCTGGCCATGTATCGCAGACAAATACAGTTTGCTGGGTGGGGGATCCCCAACGGTCAAACCTTACGGTAGCCAGCGTTTGATGTAAGCTGGCACCTGCTTTGATCACCACAGGCCATGTCACGTGATCGATATCCCAACAGGACTGACTCCACTTTGCAATAGAGATTTTATTGTGCGCAAGTTTTCTATATGTCCAAATACTGAATGCGCAAAAATATCCTGCACTGACCACGACGATAGATGCCAATGATTGCACCACTCACGCTCGTAGGTTTTCCACCATGACTCAAAAGCTTCTATGTCAGGGTTGTCCAACAGGTCTATGTCTTGCATGGCGATTTTAATCTTGGGTCGCAATTTGAGCCAAGGTTTGGCCAATACACACATGCGTTTGATATCCTCTGGCTCCTGATCTTTCCAATATCGATAAGGAGTCTTTCCCAACTCAGCCCAGGTGACATAGACATCTCCTGCCTTTACCTGCGTGGTGCTGTGCTCAAGCCACGCTGGATCAAACTGTCGTTCCAACAAGCCTGCTTTTTCTCTAAAGTCAATTTCTAAAACTTTGAATTTCAGCCCAACTCTGGGCTCGCAAAGATGAACATGCTCGTGATAGTCAAGCCACTGTGGTTGTCCTTGATAGTTGTCTTCATAAATTTTATGCAGTTGATTTAGATACTGCTGATCGCGAGCCATACACCTGGATCGATCAACGGTCACGCACACCTGACTGCCATAAAAGGTCAGCTGATCAACCACCTGCTCATGTGTCAAACTGTCAAGGTAATAGGGATTGTCCCAAGGGCGGAATCGCAATTCCACATGACAGAGATGTTTGTAAATTTTCTTGTAGACATCGGCAAGCGCACTAGAATACAAGCCAAGATCAAAAACCTGATTGTTGGCAAACACCAGTTTCATTGTAGCTATCATAAGTTTACTTTAACATTACAGCGTATCAAAGTCAAGGGGTCAGTTTCTTTTCGAAATATATGATCTTTTCGCTGTTTTGTAGCATCATCTGTTTTTCGCCGCCCACCAGAATGCCGTTATGACTTAGCAATAGAGGAATTGGTCCCGGAACTTTAGGCACGCGATTGGCAAACACAATGTCGGCCTGCACACTTGACCAATCGTCTATGGCATGATTGCCTAGTACCAACAGCCTAGATTCATCCTCCGGCTCTAGCAATTGTCGATAGGCATCGATACTACTGTTGGCTGAACTGTCAAATACCACCACAGGCAATCTATTTACCAGGCGAGCATAGCGTAACACACGATGCAACTGGGCATGATCGCCCGACAATTCATAGAAACGATTTAGAGCAAACACTAATACATCGCTACCTATTGAGCTTTCTAATCGCCGGATCACATCTTCATGCACAGTGTAGCCCAGCACTGGAGCCAAATCTACCAATCCTAACACATGATCCCAAGTCAATCGCATGCCCAATCGGTGTATGTGATCCAAGAGGCTCTGTTCTGCATGCGTGATCTCAAGGTCATCTGAATCGGTGTGTCTCAGCTGAATCAAATATTCCTGTTTTTCCATCAACAGGATTTCATCCATCAGCTTGTGCAGTTCAGGATCGATATCGAACGAATGAGCTTGTGCCCAGGCAACAACAAAGTTTATGTTATATTCGCTAGGCGCGATGATCCACTCTTTCCTGCTTTTATCAAACTTGGCTGCCCCTTGTCTGCTTTGCAACAGATCTCTCAGCTGTTGTATCATGGCGCTGTCATAAGGAAATCGGACCACTAACTGTTCTCTGTCGATGTAACAACGTCGTGTGCGGTCAATATATCTCAGTGAATTCCTGTACTGGGGCGACAACAATGGTGATGTGTCTATGCCCTTTTGAACCAACTGTCGTTGGTACTTTTGGATGATGCGCACGGCCAGTTCTGCTTGCCGGTCCGTGAGTGCGCTGCCGCCAAGTGTGCTGTCGGTCACGCTGTCCAGGAAGTTCACATCATATCTGGCCAGACTGACGATGGGTTTGAACTCATGGAACCCAAAAAAGTTTGCAGCGTTCGAACTTATCGCACCAGTGATATCTCGTTTGCCGGAGATCACTTCTAGGTAGTCTTCAACAGTAGAGAAGGTTTTCATGATAGAAGTATAGCATCATGCACAGCACAAAGTCAAAAAAAACCCTGCTATTTTGGTAGCAGGGCTTAAAAGTTGATTGTGGAAAGGAGCTATCAAACCACAACCATCAAGCGGGACGATGCCCGCTTAATTCTTTACGCCATCTTCATGCAAGTGGTCTGAGCCATTGCCTTCCAACGGTTGGGGAAACTGTTGTACAGTTGAGCCACCTTGATCGCCATGCGCAAGCTCACCTCGCGCAGGCTGTTTTTGTTGGCGTCCATGAACTCAATTATCTCGTCTGAGCCAGCATCAGTGATGTCCATGTCCTGGAACAGCTCGCCTGTTTTGGCGATCTGCTTGATGCGCAACACTTTGTCACGCATGGTGTCCAGGGTTAGATCCAAATAATGGCATCGGCTCTGGAGTGCGTCCAAGTGATCCTTCAGCTTCTGGCTCTTCATCTTGTCAAACTTAAGGTTGGTGATAAAGATCACCGAGCCTTTGAACTCAAAGCTGTCCGGAATCCCTTCTTCTTTGAGCACACGGCTTTCGCTCAACCAGGAAATCTTGCGCTTCTTGCCTGAGTCCAGCGCACCTTTCAGCAGGTTCAACGAAACGTCATCAAGCAGGATTGAGTCGCAGTCGTCAAACACCACCACGCAATTGGGATCGGAATACTTGTACAGGGTCTGGTACAGGCCGATAGGACTGGCTGAACCTTTGACCACTTCAGCTCGCAGTCGGTTGCTACCCAGCATCTGCATCATCTGCACTTTTTCAATCTCTTGCTCCACACCGTAAGATTTGCCTACTCCCGGGGGACCTGACACGATCATGGCACGGATCTCACCGTTTACACAGGCCTTGGTCATGTCGTGCAAGATCTCAAAACGCTCGCCAATTTCGACCATGCGCTCGTCATCTGTTTTGCTGTCGTTGATAGCACCCTGCACATCTGCGTCCACGGCTGCTACTTCGCCATCAAACTCTTCGGCACCCACAAACTCATAGTCAGTCATGCCTTCGACTTTCACACGGATTTCTTCGGGAAAGCCAGGAAAGCGTCCACCGTTCTTCACGGTAACATAGCCACCTTTGGCAGTTTGCTTGAATTGCTCTACCAGCTGGAACACTTGGCCCGACACATCATGGGTACGGTAAGCGCCAGAACGGATACGAACGAAACTGGATTTAGACATTTACAAAGCTCCTTTTTT